AATAGGGAGGTCCGCCACCTCCTAACTGCTTGCAACGTGTTTCCTGAGAGGACACTGACGATCCATACATCTCACTCAGCGTCGATGTCTCGTAGTAATTGTACCCACCCGTTGATCGGTCTACCGAGTTGAAGTTGTATGCCAGCACTGGCTCATCAATGTCCCCACCGAAATCGCAGTCGTAGAAGGTTGTGTTCCTCGGCCAATTGAGTCTACCTGCGATGCTATAGGCAGAGAGGCTACCCGGCGCCACACCGTCGCCGCGCACACCTTGACCCTGACTAGGCGCAGCGAACACGGCAAGAACGATCAACGCTGCGAACCTCCGCATCGGCTAAGACCGATTTCGGCATATAGTGAAGGATGCCGTCGACACATACGTCCCTGTCTCCTGCACCCGCAAGTAATTGAAACCGCTGATGTTGCGGACGCCACCGAGCTCGATCGCGACATCGTTGTCGAGGAGGACGTGCGTGTCCCCGATCCCGTTTCCCGTTGAGTCAAACAGAAAATTCGCACAACTCGTGTCCACTTCTGTCGAGCAGTATTGCAGCGTCAACGTCTGAGTCTCCGCATCCCCCAGATTGTCTCGATCGAACGAGATGCTGATCGGTCGGGTGTCGTTGCCGGCACCGACTTCGTACTTCGTGTCGAAGCCGTCACCGAATCCCGTCACGGTGACGCAATCGGACGCCCCCGCTGCCACATCAACAAGTGAACCCTTGATGCTCAGCGTCGAGACGTTCGATCCTGTCTCTGGCGTCGATATAGTCAAGATGAAGTAGCGACGCGCCGTCGTGTAGTCGAGGTTGCTCACATCAGCCGACAGCGACGTAACCGTGTCGCACGTTGCCGCTGCGTAAGCCTGCGTATCACAGGCGTATAGCGTCCCAACAAACGCGGACCCAAGATCAAAGTTGATAGTCGAAGATAGCAACGCCTCCCGACCTAATTTGTACGTTCCCGCAGCATCGCTAAAGTCGAAGTATTTCCAGACTTCGGCCCCGCCAGTCTTGGGGTCGAACTGACCGATCTCTGTGATTCCACTCGCCGACCCAGCCACGAGCAGGACCGCGAGCATTGCCAGTATTCGTTTCATTCCTTCACCTCCTGCGGCGAATCGCCGCGATTAACTTCACCGTCCGCCGACCTAGCAGCGGCGCCTGGGGCTCGCCGGGTAGCTGCCTTCTTGATGGCTTGCTCCAGCCGAATCATGTAGGACGGGATCTCCGCTTCGGTCGGCAGTCGCATCAAGTCGCGCAGGAGTTCTCGGTCTGGGGCGATTACTTGCAACAAGAACACCCGGTCGGCTTCTCTGCTGAGTTGACCGGACACCCTCTCGAGCAGTGAAGCGGACCCCTTGAGCGACGACTTCCACGGAGTCCTCAACGCCCTCAAGACCGAAGCAGCCCGATTCTGTACACCCGTGTTGCTTCCGGTGGTCGTCTCCATCGCGACCTTCCCGAGCCGCCCGCGCTTTTCCTGGCTCAGCACTTCAAGCAACATATCGAGTTCGTCTAGGTAGTCCTCTCCCATGATCTCGCCGATGGCGTCCCGATTCTTCGCGAGTCGGTTCTCGATCGGTCCCAGCGTTGCGCTCCCACCCGTGATGGAGTTGGGCCTCGGGGTGCCGAGAACGTATTCCTGAACAGAATTCTGGAGCGAGGAGATCGCCTTCGGATCGTCGCCAGCGACAGCAATTGCCCGCCGTGCGTCGGGCATGGACGACACCGCAATCCGCCCCACGTTCAACTCCGGGTTCTTGCTGCTCAGGGTGCGAATGAGATCCCCCCCCGTTGTCTTGTCGGTATCGGTCAGTTCCTTATACGCACGCCAACTAGCCCGCGCCTTGTTCCACTGCTCGAGATCAGCGTCCGGTGCCTCGATGTTGTCGATGAGATCGTCGAGAGCCTTGCGTACCTCACGGGCCTTGATTGCACTGATCGCGGCCTCGCCGCCAATCTCACCGTCGCGCTCGATGGCGAGCAACCGACTGCGGAGGTTCTGCACCTCTTCCATTCTGAGGTGCGCCGGTTGGTCGGGCGTTCGTTTCGTCAGGCGGCGGACCACGCGCGGGACCAGGTCTTCTTGGAATCGGCTCGATTCTAGGACTTCCTGCGCTGCCTCCTCGATTCTAGCTAGTTTCATGTCGGGCATTTCGTCAAAGGGAATCGCATCCCAATCATCTCGTGCCGACCTCGCGACTGCCTCTATGTTCGCGTTGGCCGCGTCGACGTACTGCCTTGCCGACCCGTCGCGAACTGCGTCGGCGAACTGCTGACGAAGCTCGCGAGCGAACTTATCCTGCTGTCCAGCCACGACGTTGCCCCATCGGTCGCCCGACTCTGGGATTCTCTGAAGTCCCTCTTCCATCCGCCGCCATGTGTCGCGCAGCGCCCCTCCCGCTTCGCCCACCTGGGATGGCCGAGCGCCACCAGGACCGGGCATATGGTCTAACGACCGATCCATCATCAGCGCAACGAGTTCCGGGTAGTCGATGTCGCCATCTGCATCGACGGGTAGTTTGCCCTTGAGCTGCGAGGAGACATCGAAGAGATCATCCATCTCGAACCTCGGCGGCTTCGCCACGTTCTCTGTGCCGGGGAACATGGCGTTCCACATCCGATCCGATCGCTCGTTAAGGATCCTTAACAATTCGTGCGCCTCTTCGGGAGCGTCGGCGACGAAATCCTTCGCACGCAAGCGATTCATCGCGGATACTGTCTTCCCAGCCTGCCGCTTGACGACGCTCGGCAGAAGTAGCGGGGTGGCAGCCACTGCTGTCCCAATCTCTGCCCCAGCGCCCGCAAGAGTCGCGCCCAGGCTGGGACGCTCCCCCTCTGCCGTCATGTAATCTGTCACGCCCTCGCTCACGAACGGAGTCGCGAAGGACATACCAATCTCTGCTAGGCCAGCCATTGGACCCAGTCCCGCGACCGTTGCCGGCAGGTAAGGAAGTCCTCGTCCACCACCGGACAAGGCCCGCTCTGAAAGCGTTTCGGGGGCGCGGATTGGGTACTTGTTCGTCGGATCGGTAACCGCTTCCATCCCCTGCTCGCGCAGCTTTGCCATCTTCGGCAGTAGTTCATTCGGTCCTGGCTCACCACGCAGACCAGCACGCACACTGCTGGGTGACCAGTCCGGTCCCTTCGCCCAATCTCCCACCGCAGCGAGGATCGACCCCACGTCGAAGGCACCCTGCGCCCCGCCCCACGCGATGCTCTTCAGCGGATGCTGAGAGCCGACCGCCTCTTCCACCGTAATTTTTCGAGGCTTGCCGCCGGTTGCCTCTGCGACCGAGATCACGCGACCCATCTACTGCGCCGCCTCGAAATATCCGCCCGCAGCGTTCCATGTCGCCGGTCCAGCGTTCGTTTTGTAAACCACCCCTTCGACCCACTTCGCCTGATCCTCGGGGAGGTCTTCGCCGCTCATCCGGTCGAGCTTCGGCCCGATTGCATCGAAATTGATGGGGGCGTCCATGAACTCCTTACGCTTCTTGCGGGAGCCTCCGATGCCTAGGATCGATCGCCTCGCGCCCCGGAACTCTTCCGGTATCGTTGCCCTGGCCTCCTCCTCCAGGCTGTCAAAGAAGTTCAATTTGCTCCCAGTGCGATCAACGAAGCCGTTTTCGATGGACGAGATCATCAGGCGTCGGGTAGTCGGCGTGAAGGAACCCGCGTTAGTCAACGTCCTCAGAATGCGCTGACCGATAGCCCCGACATCGCTCTCGGCTGCGTTGATGACGGTCTGTCCCTCTGCCGTCGTCACCTGTAGTCCCGGCTCGACACCACCAACAAAGAGTTTGACGAGCGCCGCATCATTCGCGGGGTTCTTCCAATCCTTGCCACGAAAGAAACTCCAGTCCTCGACCATCTTGTCGAAGCCCTGAGCCGCTGGCTTCGCGAGGGCTCTGAACGCCTTTATCTGGTCTTCGTGCGGGACTCGCGCATTCTTCCTAATGGCGAGCTGTGCCGACGCCAGCTTGGGATCGATCAGCCCTAGCCTGCTGATATTTGGGAGACTCATTCCCGTATAGCCACCACCACCGGGCGTCGGCTGGCCTTGCGGTTGTCCTTGCGGTTGTCCTTGCGGTTGTCCTTGCGGTTGTCCTTGCGGACTCGCTCCACCTTGCATGTCACGCACAACACCACTAAACAAATCCCGCCGTGCGTCCTCGGACCTTCCACGCGCCAGATCGTATTCGGCACCCGCACCGAAATGTTGACCTTGTTGCCAACTAACGTAGTCCTCTGGGCTCTGCTTGAATAGCGCTTCCTGCAAGTCCCTGGACGTTGCAGCCTGCATCGCACGACCACGAGCCTGGGATCCGCGTAGCCGAGTCTCAATCTCAGACACACCACCATGCTCTTGTGCCATCTGCCAAGCCACGCGCGGGTTCGCACGAAGAGCCTTCGACCAATAAGCCGCTTGCTCGCCGCCGATCGTGTCGAAACTCTGCGCGGCCATCTCGGCAAGCTGGCGCCGATCCGTGACCCGTTGGTTCGCGTCCATCACATTGCCGAGAATCCCTGCTAGTCCACCCATTCTATCCGTCCAATTCAGCTAGAAAGAAAGTTCCCTGGATTTGTAACACCGCTAAGCCAACCGGGTTGCTGACCGACTGCATAAGGCTGTGTGCCCAGCGCCGGCCCCAAGAACCCAAGCCACGGGTTGTTGTAGTCCTGCTCTGCTTGCCATCTGTTGAAGTCCTCGCCGAGGCTCTGACCCGCGATCGACCTCTCTTCGTTACCGAAGTCGAGCATTTGATCGTATGTATCTGCGAGGTTCCGCGTCCGTTGCTGAGAAGCATCGACGCCAAGACCACGCTGCGCGTTTGCGGTGTCTTGCTGGTACATCGAGAAGTCCGCAAGTTCCTCACCTATGCCCGTGGCGAAGCGCGCTGCGCCCTTCTGCATGATGTCCTGATAGCCGCCCGTCTGACCCCATGAGCCGCCGTATTTGGCCTCGAGGTCGCGCTGCGCGTCCTCATAGGCGAGCAACGCTGGGTTGTAGATCGCTTGCTGGGCGTAGTCTTCCGCGTTGAAATCGCCGGCACTCTCGCCGGCCAACATGCTTGCGATCTGCGGGTCATACTCTCCGAACAGTGCGCCCAGACCTCCAACACCCTGGAACGCGGCAAGCTGATTCGCGGTCGCGTCGGGCGTGATCTGTCCCTGGTACGCTGGGACTCCCTGCCCGAGTTGTCCCTGTAAATCCCCCGTAAGACTGTTTAGGAGGGACCTCTGCCCCCGCGTGAGAACGTCGACCGTTTGAGATCCGCCAAAAACGTCGTCCATAAAACCCATATTTATCGTCTCCCACCAGTGCCCAAGCCGCCCGCATAGGTAGCCTCGAGTTGTTTCATCAACCCAGCCAAGCCTGGATTGTCATTCGGTTGCCATCGGTTCGTCGATCGGCTCGGATAAATCAGGTTGCCCAGGCGTCGATCCATACCGCCAAGTCCCTCCAGAGCTTCTCGCGTACTATCCCTAGCTCGGTCCAGGGCATCGCTCGACGGGTCGAGGCCAGCGGACTGCGGGGAGTAAAATCGATCGAATGCCTGAGTCGAGGTCATCGGCATTGGTCTGCCTGTCATGCTGAGCGGACCCCCCTGGTTCAGCCCGCCACCACCAGCACGCAAGAAGTCTGCACCTTGCGGCACCTTGAAGGTAGAACCAAGGCCGGCTAGGGATGGCGTGTTGCTTACCATGCCAGCGGATGGCGCTGCCCAGCCGGATATCACCGGGGCCGCAGCACCCGAAAGAGCGGCAGCACCTGACGGGATCGAGGTCGCCGCAGCACTACCACCAAGAGCGCCAAGTAGGGGAAATGCCATTAGCTAGTCCTCCGTATTCCGAGCGATGCTGTGAGAATCCCACCCGCAGCCATCGCAGACACGTTTAGAGATACCCGATCGAGTCTCGATACCGAGATCACCGGGTCTTGCTCGTACTCGTAGACCTGAATTGCGCTCGGTGTCTGAGTGTCTTTGTTCACTCCATTAACCCGAAGATTGATCGTCGGATTCGGCGTGACGTTCGAGCAGTAGACCGTCCAAGTATCTATTTCGCACTCATACAACGGGATGAAGACGGACACGTCCGCGTTCTGCGTGACCTTCGCGTCCACTTGCGGATAGCTGAACAGAAAATTCAGATTCACCGCATCTCGCACCGAGGTTAGTCTGCGGTTGAGTTCTCGAATGAGCGCGTCCATCTCCTGACCCGTGTAATGAATCTGTATATTCGAGATGAGCGGCATTATCCGAAATTCCTCATTCGTCCAGCCTGCCGGAACCACGGTATGATCGCGTCAATCGCAAATGCACCACCCCCGGTCGCCTTGACCGTGATCGTGTGAAAGAGTGCGGACTTGTTGACCTTGAGCCTTCGGTAGAGCTTTTCGTTCATTCCGTTCGGTGCCATCGTGAATGACGACATCTTGTACGCGGAAAGATTGGAGTTGCCTCGGAACTCCACCGTGATCGTCACGTCAGAAGACGCCTCGAGGAAGAAGTCGACCCATCCAAGATGGGCGTTGGACCCTGGGAACGGCGACAGCCGCTCCGACTTGATCTCTAACGGGATACTCTGCGGCCCCACCGAAGCCGAATCCACCACGAAGGGACTGATGAAGGGTCGGTCAGAAAGGTGGTCGATCTCTGAGCCGGCGCGATAGACGATGCCGTTACTGTGTCCTGCCAATACGACAGGAAAGCCCTGAAGGCTCTTGGCACTATCCCACCGTCCCTCATAGTTATCCCAGTTGATGTCTATATCGTCCCAGTCCGCGCCAGACTCAGACCTGAACTCTGCAAAGCAGTTGAAGGGAATCTTGTACACGGACCACGCAAGACTCTTGTCTTCACTGTACTGCGCGACCAGTATCTGATCGGCTTGGTCGGTAGTGGCAATCGGGCTCGCTACCGTCCACCAAATTTGCTTGAGCGGGATATTTCTCGTGCCGAAAGAAGATCCAGATTTATCGTTGTCGAGTTGACCGACGACGTAATCTGGAATATCTACGTCCGCCGGATACTGTTGATTCGGGTCGAGGGCTTCGATTCCGTTGAGCGTCCGCGAAAGAATCCGCTCGCCATCGGGTACGTTGCCGTTCTTAGCAACCGCCCCGTAGATAGATGTCGTCTTTTCGTATAGGAACAGTTGCTGCGAATCTCCGGTGTAGACAAGTTCCATCCACCCCTTTTGGAACCCGACCATGATGCGGTCTGCGATAAACTGAACCGTCACAAACACACCCAACTCGGTCGGAGCGTCTATGAAGTCCTGCACCGCAAGCGTTTCATAGGCGCCGGCCCCGCTAAAGCGCATCCTTCGCGGGTACAAATTTCCACCTTCTGTCGTACCGAAGTAGAGAACCCGATTCCTATAAAACGCGACCGCCCTCGCAGTATCAATCACGTTCGGCCCCGCGCCGATTGTCGTTCCCATGTTCGTGAGAGTCGCAGCCGGCCCGTCGTACCTCTTCACCCGGTCCACGCCATTGGTAACGAGAAGATCGTCGTCGAGAGGCCAAGTCCAGAACAAGTCCGATTCGGTGCCAGTGAAATCGTCCACACCCGTCAGGTCGTCGAACCATCCTGCGACCGTGTTGTAGACGAATAGACGGGTCGTATTCATCGCAGCGAGAAATTCAGTGCCGTCTGACGACTTATATGAAGCGAGGCCGACAATCGGCAACTCTGGGTCTTCGCTCCACGTCATTGAACCATGCGCTGCGTCAGCGCCCGTATGCAATGAATGCAAGCCCCAGTAGACCCAGCACTCGGCTCTTTGGTTGGAAGCCCCGACGAAATTTTTTTGCACCCAGGGTTGAGTGACGTAGCCTATCTGCGCTTCCGTCACCGTATCTATGACAGACCATGCGTATCCAGGTGCGGCGCTGAGTGCCCCAAAGTCCTGTAGACTGAATGAATCTTTCTCTACGCGCGCAAATATGTTGCCGTTGACCGGATCGTTCCATGTCAGGGCGATCGACTCGGGAACGAACTTCCTTGTGGCTACATCTAGCGTGTAGGCGATCGTCGGTGAGTCGCCTAAAGCTCGGGTCATGCCGCTAGTCGACGCTACGCCACACGATGACAACCTACTAAACCCAACCCGTCGATGAATGCGTGACCGGAACACATGCGCGTCGTTTAACTCTTGGAAGGCATTATTAGGCGACAGCCAGGGCTCTTTGGCTTGGTACATGCCCGTCTCGACATCGGCGATCGGGAACGGCTGATGCGCTGCACTCATGGGCCGACAGTTCCCTTCAATTCAGGGCTCGAACCACCGCTGATGAAAGTAATGTCTGCCACGGCACCACGCACCGCATAGCCCGCTGTACCCGGCGTGAGGGGGCCTGGGGCACCCGTGTAACCGGAGCCAGTGAGACGGTTCCCGTTCCCCCCCGGCATGGCAATGTCGCCCCCAGCCCCAGGTGAATAGGGTATGATGTTAGTCCCGAAGTTCCCCGGAGTTCCGCCACCACCAGGTGCCCAAATCTCGCCGTCGACGTTGGTGATGATTAACTCCACTCCTGCGTTCAGGATTATTGCATCCCCGGCATTGCGACCCGGTGTTGCGAGTAAAAAATAGGAGTCTGCGTCGATACCGTTTGCCCCCGCAGCACCACCTAACGTGGCAGTGCCAGCGACACCGTTCGTTGCCGAAGAACTCTCATCTGCACCCCCACCATAACCGCTAGTCGTCCCAGCGCCGCCGCCGCCGCCGCCACCACGCGCCAAACTCGGGCTTGTGCTGCCAGTCTCAAAGAAGTCCTCTCCCCGATGCCCATTCCCTCCGTCACCACCCTTGCCAGTGATGCGCCCGAGGTTGGTTAGGCGAACGACTGACCCTGAAGGCAGGTCGACCCATAGACCAGGCCAGAATGAATTATCTGAGCCGCACACAACCCCATGCGCCACTGTCAAAAACACGTCGACCGCAGATGTTGGAGCCCCGAAGAGCAGAGTGACGGATTGTTTCGTCGTGTCCGAATGGATCGTGGCGAAGTTGCCTTCGACGGTGGCTGCGTTGGCGAGGCCAGGGACAATCATGGAATAGTCGTTATCCCAGGCACCGACGTGACCAGCACGGAACCCGACTGCAACACGGTTAGGTATACCATCGTCCTCGCGCTCGCGGTCGTATCGACGGCGGGCAGAGATCCCCCAGGAGATCGGTAGTCGGTTCCGAACGTAACGATGTGACCACCCGAGCCGCTCTGCACGAGATCCAGCGCAACCGTCGTTCCCTTCCCCGCCTCGCTGTTAAGCGGATTCGAGATCGTTGTGTCCGCAGCAAGTGTCGCGTACTTGAAAGGCGACAGTGCCAAGTCGATTGCGATGAGTTGATCCGGTCCAGCACCGTCAACAGTCGGAGTGACCTGAGCGTAAGTCGCAAACTGGCATGTAATGAAGTCGCTTTTGGAGTCGAGTCGCGGGAGCGTCGGAATAAGACTCGTCGCGGTATCCATTGGCTCGATGTCGACGTTCTCCCACGCATCCCCATCGCGTACCTGGATAACAAGCCGACCCGTTCTCTCATCGGTCGCGAAGAAGATCGAACCGTTCTGGAACGCCACCGCTGGTCCGTCCCTGTTGGCGATCGTGTCGCGCTCGAACGTGTGCCTACCTTCCTGATTCCCGCCCGTTGACATCGAATGCTCGAGGTTGATGGCTGTCTCGATTTGATCGTTATTGGCGCGAATCGTGTTGTCGCCGACGCTGATCTTTGTGTTCCCTGGTGGGTTGTTCTTGTCCCATACCATCGCTAGAAACTCCTTTTCCAGCGGCGCGCATTGGGCCGCGCTTGAGCGTATACATGCAGTCTGCTCTTGTAGGATTCGTAGAGGGCTTGTTCTCGGGCGAAGCCCGCCGCATCCTCGGACTCGGCCAAGAACTCAGAGGCCGCCGCCGTGATAGATGCCAGCGCATGAATGTCGTTGTTGATGCCATCATTCGACAGGTCGGCACTCGGGCCGCCGCGAATTGGGATCTTGATGATGTAGGCCAGATCAGGAATCGGGCTCAGGATCACTTGCCGGCCATGAAAGAGAATCGCCGAGGGTTTGCCGCTCGCAGACGTGTCTCGGTCGGCGTACTCAAAGACCGCACGATCTGTCTCGACATCGAGAAACTTTGTGCTTTGGGCGATAGTCGAGCCGCCACCGTCTTTGTATGAGTTGATCCAAGCCGCTTCGCCGTTGGGCGCGATGACCTCTTCGGCGTAGGCGTAGGCATCGGTGCCGATGGTCGTATCGAGGTTCCACAACCCCTCGCTGAACTCGCCGCCAACGTCTGCCGGTATGACGTATCGGTAGGCACGGTTCAGGTAGGCATCGATATCACCGTCGTCTAAATCATTGGACAGGTCCGAAACGTGTTCCGTGAAACGGGTTCGCATGTCAACGAGATTCATTCAACAGGCTCCCAGAAGAGGGGCAGGAGCCGCAGCCCCCGCCCCTCAACCTCTCCGCTTCTAGTAGTCGTTACGACCACAGAGGAGCGAAACCGCATAGGTCGGCGCGGTCGTCGCCGTGCCGGCGTATGTCACTTCCAAGTTGACAACGAGAGCAGAGCCACCCAGGGAAACGGCATTCACCGTGGTCAGGGCAGCATCCGACGCAGCGGACTCGACAGCCCCGATAGCGCCGCCGAAGTCGGCGCCCCCGTCGAGAACTTCCGTGTCTCCTGCGCCAGTCGCGCCGATCTCGAGATCAGCCGCACTTGTCGTCGCTGCGACATCAGCCGCCGCGACCACCATCTTCGCATCGAAAATGATCGTTCCAGCCGGCAGCGTCACTACCGTCACGTCCGTGGTTCCCGTGAGGGTGCCAGGGGTGACGTAGAACGTATGCCAGCCGAACGGTCGAGCGATGTCTGGAGATGCCGGAACGATTAGATCAGCCATTGTTCAGCCCTCCTAGGTTGGGGCGGATTCGGTGTTGGTCAAACGAATGACCCCGAAGTCCGCACTGTTGAAGGTTGCCTTCTTGATACCGAACACGGAACCGGCCGCGATTCCCTCTTCGTTGCCGTAGTCGTCGTCTTCCTCGCGATACGAGAAATAAGAACCACCACCAGCACCACGCTTGGTCTTCTTCACGGCATTGCCAAAGGAAACGACGCCTGCACATGCTCCGAGGAACACGTTATGCGTCACATCCCCGACCCGCTGGATGAACTCCGATTCGTGAAGCACGACACCGTTGTATTCCCCAAGCGCACCCGTGTAGATGGGGTTGCTGGAGCCACGCTCGCTCGCGTTTTGGTGAATCTCGGTCCATTGCGAGTTCCCGGTCGCGGTCTTCATCGACCGAACCGAGTACGGATGCAGGACGGCCACATACTTCGGCTGTCCGTTCACCATCGTTGGCTTGACCCTCGGATTCGTCACCTTGGCCTTGGCGATTGCATCGTCGAGGTCATTGAGATCGAAAGCCGATCCGGTGTTGTTCACCAGATGAGCCGCATCGGGTGCCGTGAGCGCATTGCCCGCGAATCCACTCGCGCCGAGAATCCCCGAAACGGTTTCCTCACCGTCGCCCGCCACTCCAGCGAGGTAGGTGAACAGCATCGTGTCGTAGATTCGAGCAAACCAATCGGACAGACTGTCCCGGCCCTCGGCCCGAAGGTCGTGAACCGTCCGCTGTTGCGTCATACCTCGGAAGGCATGGGCGTTGCGGAGTTGGTCGATTGCGACGGAGTCCTGATTGAATGTCAGAGCCGACTCAAAACCCTTGAGACGGGTATCACCCTGGACACCGTTCGAGCGATCTTGGCTTCTGAGGTCGTACTTGACCACATCACCTGCCGCGTCGTTCAGATCCGTGAGGAGCTTGATGATCGCGTCATTGCCGCGCCCCAAGAATCGCTTGAAGTAGGTCTTCCCGAGAGTCTCTCGGAAGAGTTGCAGGGACCAACGCTTGACCGCTTGCGCGTCGTTGGTCCCGAATTCTGTTACCGCCATTGGAGGTATTCCTGTTAGGTCGGATGCGTCGGGACGGAACGCGGAGATACGCCCTGCGCGCGAATGCGCGCCGCACGATAAGGCTCGTGAGCAGCCGGCGCTGGAAGGGGCGCCACGCTACGACCTGGGCCGGAAAGCCCCGCTGTTTACGTCAACGACTCGCGGGGTGGAACGATTCCCCGTGTACGTCCTGCCCGCCGAAGCGGGTCGCTGCTTATGGCAACGAATCCATTTCATAATACACGCTAAACGCTAAACGCCAATTTAGCGTCATTCCATCCCTGAGATACCCAACCTCTTCCCGAGTGCCCTCATCTTCTTCTCTTTGGCATCTGGGAATAGAATCGGGTCTGCCCGAAATGCCTTCTCCAGAGCGTCAAATTCCGCTTCGTCGGCACTCGGCGAGACGCTTCGTGCCGCACCCTTCCGAGCCAGACTGCGGGGCGCATCGGAAACAGACTCGACCGAATCGGAGTGTCCTAAAGGCGGCGCCTGCGCCGGCCCCATGCGCTCGAGGACCGACATTTTCCACATCACGTTGTCGGAGGCAAAGGCTGCGACGAACTCGTCCAGCACGGGCGCCACATCGGGGAAGAACTCTTCCACCTTCTCGCCGATGCCAGACTGCCGAATGAACATCTGCACGTCACCGATCGAGCCGGGTCGGAAACCCTGCCGGTTCGCCTCGACGATCAGGGCTTCGGAAATGAAGTCGTCTGCCTTCTGCGCGGCGTCGAAGAGCGGCTGATTCCGCTCACGGTCGCGACTGACGAAGTGATGCTCGAGCTGCCGGGTGTTCTCTTGCCGTATCTGGGCCGGCGTCGGTCGCATCGCTTCCTGGTAGGCGCTATGCGCCGTCGCCTGCATCTGCGCCGACAGTTTCTCTTGGTCGACGTAGACACTCTGCCCATCCTCGGACACGACGACGGGAATGCGGTTGGAGTCGGCGGCAGGCGGGGGTGTCGCGATCCCGGCACCCGAGCCCTCAGGCGGCCTCGTGGGCATCGGTGCCTGACGCTGCGACATCGCAAGTTCCGCCTGTCGCCGCTCCGCGCGCAACCGCTGGAGTTCCTTCTGCAAGCCCGCCTCACGTCTCTCGGATACCGCAATCCGCTCGCCTACGTCCGATTCGTCGGGCTCTTCGGTCGGCGTCTCTGTATCTGAGGGTTCGGGCGTCTCGAGGCGCAGATTCCCAGGCTCCTCTTCGGCCTCGGGCTCCTCTTCCGCTGCCGATTCCGCTTCGGCAGGTTCCGGCTCTGGTTCCGGCTCGGTTTCCTTCGCCTCAACGGGTTCCGGTGCGGGTTCCGCTATCTCGGCGTCCGGTCTGTCGTCTGGATCGACTTCAGGCGCCTCGCCTAGCAGGTCGTCGAGGTGATCATTCATTTCGTTCGGGTCTTGGGTCGGAGATGCTGCGGTCATCGGTCCCCCATCGCCACCTGGCGCTGTTGTTGGCGGTTCTCAAGCATCGAAAGGAAAAATTCCTTCTCGTTCGAATCCGATTTCTCCCACAACTCGGCGAGCTTCGATGACACGTCGCTTTCCTGCTTGCTGTGCTTCAACGACTCTTCAGCCATGTTGTGTCGCGCGGTTTCCTTGTTCTTCATTGCTTCCGTCATCGCAGCCTGTTGCATCTGCTGCTCGAACATCTTTGCCTGCTTCTCTGCGCCGGCAGCCTGCGACTGCTTCGCCTGCTCGACGTATGCCTTCAGCCGTTCTCGCTGCGATCTCGAACCCGTCGATGTCTCGACGATGACCTCTGGATCGACCGGGATTCCCGCCTGGATCATCTTGAGTTGAACCTCGAATTCCATCATGCGGAGTGTTGAGTTCTCACTCGAATGCTCAAGCTCGATGTTCCAGTGCATTGATCGGAGATCACGCAGCGCAGCCCGCGACTTCGGGACCATCTGCCCACCCGGCTGTCGCGGGTCTGGCCCCATCTCGACGATGAGCCCGTTGCCGACCTTGTACTTCGCCTCATTGGCGACATAAGACTGAACCTGATCGTCAGGCATGGCACGCGCAATCGCTTCGACGACGCGCCGCACAACCTCGTGCTGCGCGTGTTCGTAGTTCGAGATCGGATCCTGAACGACTTGCCGAGACTTGTGGTATCGCAGCGCGACCGTCGTTGCGGCTTCAGCCTTGGATGCCGGTTGCATCACCCCGCTCGAGGGGATGCCGCTCACCTTGTCGACGAGATCCATTGCTGACGCCGCACGCTGCAAGATAGCCGCAGAAGGTGGCGTAATTACCTTCTCCTGAACTTGCCCCGCCGTGAGGGCGCCCTTCTTCACGATGGCAATGCCGGCAGGGCGCCGCATCTCGGCGGAAAACTGCGATTCATCAGAAATCGCACCCTCTTCCGCGATCGTTCCCGGTGCCGTGGACTGCGCGATGTACTCGATCTCGAGGCTCTTGCTCTTGTTCAGTTCCATCTGCGGGTCGAAGAGGTTACGCACCAACCCGTAAGCAGTACCCTCTTCCTCGTCCATCATGTAGACGTAGTCGACGATCGAGAACCCATCGAACGGGCCTGGAGAGTCGTACTCGGCAAGGATCTCGGGACCGACAAACTCGCAAACCTTGACGGCTTCCTTCGTCGTCTCTTCGATCGAGTAGGGCTCGCCCATGTCGATCGCCATGTCGACCCGCTGCCTCTGCTCGTCGTCGATCTCGGTACGCTGCCCGGTTATCATGTGCGTGGCGAACGTCACATCGACAAACTCTTTGTACTCGTAACGGATGACGCGGACCTTGCGCTTCTGACGGTCGAAGTAGTAACGACTGTGCTTTTCGCCGTCGTAATCGTCGATCCCGCCGCCCAGGTCGTCCGATGCGTCCTCCGACCACGACCCCGCAGAACCAATATCGGACGGGTCGTTGCTATTGGACAGTTCCGCCCACATCCTCGCCTTTTCGGGGTAGGCGTCCTTGAACTCACCCTTCGACAGCCAACGGTCCCAGAACACATGGCGCGCATCGCTGCGGTCGGCTTCGATCGACGACGAGTCCCAGTGGAGTTCGAACGGCATGATCCGGTAGACGTTGATTTCGATCCAACCCTGGCCCTCGCTCGAGGGCACGACCTCGACGTGCATCCCGCACTCGCCGGCAATCGTTCCCGTCTTGAGCTGAGCAGCGGACTTGCGCTCGTAGCGCGCATCCTGAAGAACCTGATCCTTCACGATGTCGAGAACCTCGGCCAGGAGCTTGTCCTCGGCCCCCGAGCCCGTCACCATCGGCGACCGCTGCGCGTCGGCGTACATGCCGAGGAACGAATCCACCTTGTCCTTGATGATATTGAACGAGAATGCGGGGCGTCCCTCGTCGCGCAGATAGGCCAAATCCTTCGATTCCCACTGTCCCTCTAGCCGGGTATTGTGGTAGAAGCGCTCCGCTCGGTGCGCCTCGGCGTGGGCCTCTCGGGTATGGTCGACCGCTTCCTCGAACAGTTGCCGCGCATTGCGGAGCTTTTCGCCGCCGTCGTCCTGAGCTTCGCCTGGTTCTGCGTCGTAATCCATAACGTGCCCCTATTCCCCGCCGAAATCTTTGCCAAAAAGTTCATCAAAATGCGGATCGTCTGATTTCACCTCAACCGTGGCCGCGGGTTTTCTCAATTCCATGTAAACCACGTCTGGCGTACCTAACAGTTCATCATCCCAATCGTCAGGTCGGAACTTCGGATCCCAGGCGTCCTTCTTCACGACATCGAAGCCTGAGTCGCCATAGATGCGAGGCAGACCACCACCGATATTGAAAGCATCGAGCTTGGTGCCGCCCTCACTGGTCGCGAGAGCCACGAGGTAAGGACTAATGCCTTCGTGCTTGCCGTCCCTGTGGTTGAAGACCGAGACGATGTCGCCATCCTTCTTGATCGCGAAACCCGCTGATCCATCTGCCGTCAAGTATGTCCGCATACCCGCGTATTCTTCAGGCGAGTAGACGTATACAGACGCACCGAACTTGTTGGTGGCCTTGGCTGAGGATATTTTCTCGTGGAAGAGCGCCGGACTATCAATCCGATTCACTGGCGGGGTGGGCACGCCGAGCTTCTTGTACTTAGCCTGCACCTTCTTCGGCAGGTAGAACTGAGTGGCAGGCTTGCCGCCTACATTGTCGACGCCAGCTCTAACAGATCGTCTTCGGAAAGATCCGGGTTGGCTTCCCGCAGAGCGCGACGAACGTACGACTCCGCCGGTTCGCTGGTTGAGTTGTCTGAGGTCTTCCCCGGTTCCTGCGCCCCTTGCTCTCGTTGCTCGATCAAGGCGTTGAGCAGCGGACTCAAGAGCCCTGCTGACTGGAGGGCGGACGCCAGCCGATTCTCCCGCTCCGAAACCTGACCCTGGGCCAAGGTCGGTTCCGCCGCCGTGTCCCCAGTCGGACGCTTTGAGTCTTTGGATCTGCTCGCCATAGCCTGATTCCCTTAGAATGGTATGAAACTCGTTTTGGCCGCCGAACAGCGTAGCGAAGTCAGGCGTCTCTATGATTGTATCGTTCCCGATGGCACCCGACTTGAGTATATCAGGAATACTCAACTCCGTCGATTTCTTCGCCCGGTCTGTGAAAGCCTTCACCCACGACCAAACAGTCTCTTGGATCTCTGCGGGCGACCACACCTCGCCAGTCGTTCGCTTCAAAACGTCTGCCGCTTCGCGCACCAGCAAGTTCGCCGCGAGGTAGCCGGAATTCTTGGTCGCAACCTTGCCGATCTCGTCCGTATCCCTAACGAGCCGGCGCCCGCCGAAGTCTTCTTGGCGGAATCCCAGCCCCCTAGACATATGGGTGTCTTGGGTGATCTCGTTCATGTGACCGCGAAGGTTCAGGTAGAACGATGATACCTTCGGGCCCGATATATTGAGTTCAGAGGCCGGCTTCGTGAACGATCGGACCGTGTTATTTACCCATGCGTCCATCACCGAATCAGATCCCTTGTCTCCCTCAACCGACTCCGCCATGATTCTCTTGATGGTGCCGATATCCTCCGGTCTGCCGGCGCGAGTCCAATTCTTCCAGATATTAAGCGCGTTGCGTAAATTGGATTCGACAGAGGTCTGCGGGCTTGTCGCCGCAAGCAGCGATGCGAAGCGACCTGCATCGTCTCCAAAAATCTCCGTAATCGCCTGTGCGGACGCGCGATACCAACCCTTTTTCGCGGCGCCTGCGGCAGCCATAGCTGCGATCTCATTCGGGGACGCAGAAAGTTGCAAATAGTCGTCGATGCGGATGCGGTCGTTAGGTGTCAGAGACGCCTGCTCATCCTGGGTCAGGAACTTCGATATTCGATCTTCCAGTGGCGCCTGCGAAGCGTTAGGCGCAAGTTGTCTCAGCCCAACACGGGGGACCATTGGAACACCATTGAGGGTTTGGCTCAGCCCGCCAACCTCCGTCGCGGCGGGGGCGTCGATGGCGCGGGGGGTGTGGGCGAACTCCAACTGATCGACTAACGCGATTGCAGATTCTCCATTGGAGGTGCGAATCCTTACCTGACTACCCTTTAGGTTCAGGTTCTCTAGCGTCGGCTCAAGTAACCGAGCATCTTTCCGCCCGCCAGAGATTATGCCGACAACCTCTACAGGTTCCGGGCCAAGGAACATCCTCGCCGGGAAACCTCGCTCGATCAGCGCAGCCCGCTTATCCCGAAGGTGAGATACACTCTCCGCTGACTTGGGCGACCGCTCATCAAAGATACTTCGCGACGGGAGCCCCTCGGCAGCACGACGAACCCTTGACTCAGATACAATGTCTGGAGCGATGGCGCGGGCTGCCTTCTTCGCTGCCGTCTCGGCTGCCGTCTCGGCTGTCTGCCTCGCAGCCGCTCGTCCTAACCCTGCTGGGCCGCCCAGGACGCCACTTATCGCCAGATCGGTTGCCACGTCCCCACCCAACGCAAAAAGCTCGCCTAAGCCACCCTCGCGGGCCTTCTGACCGACTGCTGTAGCCGCCATCCCAGACCCGAAACCCAGAGCCGCGAGGGGTACGGTCGGGGCAAGCAACGATCCAGCCGCGACGTAGGGCGCCGCCATTGTTAGTTCGGCTGCCATTCGCTCGCCGGGTGTTTGCGCCTTGAAGGGTTGCTGTCCGAAGTCCCACTGCGATTCATCGGCAAAGCCAGGAGGAATCTCAGACATAACGTGCGGAAGCGTCATCTCGGCAATCGCCCTCGGACCTGCGGCGTGGTCGACGGACGTGATTGCCTCCCAGATGCGGTCGGGATGATCTGGGCCTGTCATTGGACTCATCGTCGGCCCGTGAGGAACTGGCTCGCGATCGATAGTTGCTTCGGCGGCGGTGCGAGCTAGCAGACTCGACATATCGTTATAGCTAGCGGGGCGACTTCGTTGCCTCCAATCATCACCCAGAGCTTCGCCGCGCATCAGCGCATCAATGATTTCGCTTTTGGTAGCCATTACATCGTCATCGCTGAGCGGGTTCGTCCACGTCGACCGCCATCGCGCGCCTTGCGCTGCGCCCGCTGCACGCTCTGAGCCAGACTCACCTTCTCCAGCGCGAGGTGGCAGTAGGCGTTTGCGTGGCGAAGATGGTCGTTCTTCCGGCCACCCGTGACGACCCACCTCGCCGTTCGGTCGCCCGTCTCGTCGTTCTCTTGGACGACGCGCTTCAGGTTCGTCATCTGCGGAACGAACTCCTCCTGCCAGAACTCGTCCTTGGTGTAGAACTTCACGCGCCGGTCAGTGATCGACCGATGCGCGTCGTCGAGCAGCCACGTTCGTCCGACCTTCACGAGCGCATTGCCCTGGTGCCAGTCGGGGTCGGTCTTCTTTGCGTTGACGTAGAGGCAACCCCACCACCCTGGGTGACTCTTCACGAAGTCGCGCACGCTCGAGGTGTCCGCGCCCTGATCCATCACGCCCGATTCGACGTGGAACTTCTTCGCAATCGCATCGAGCTCGTTGAATGTATCAGCGCGGCCCCTTGCGATCTGCACCGAGTCTCGCTCGCCCGTGCGGACACGAACCTCGTACCAGTGAGGTTTGCCTGGGTCTACACCCATCGCCGCCGGTCCTTCGTGTCGCAGGGGCCGCGCGTCATCTGTCAACAGATCCGTGAGCTGGCTCTCTGTGATCTGGTCTTCTGTCTCTGCGTATGCGCGTGCAAGCACTTGGTTGTAGAACTCGCGCATTCGACCGCGATCGACCGCGACGTTGGCCGAGTGCAGGATGTCCGCCGCAGTCTTCGTCGGCGAGCAGAGTTGGCTGGCCCAGTAGCCACGATGTCCGAGAACGTCGGGTTTCACTGCGACCCACTGTCCCCGCTCTCGCTTCAGCGGCTCTCGGCATTTCGAGCAGAGGTAGAACGGGTCCGTGTTATGCGGCTCGGCAATGCACTCGGGGTATGTGTCCTCGAGGCTCGTCCATCCGTTGCACTTGCTGCAAAGCCAGTTCCACATGCGTTGGTCGGAGGCTTGGTAGTCGAGATCGACGCCCCACTCTGGAACGGTCGGCGTCGACAGGATCGTCATCTCGGGTGTCATTGATCCGTCGAGACGATGCTCGGCTGCGTCCCAGCGCGAGTCATCCATCTCGTCGCGCTCGTCACCGTACAGTCGGTCGATAGGCATACTCTTGAGCTTGCTCATGCTTTTCTGCTTGGCGCCGCCCTTCTGCCCAGCACCCCGGAAGTAGATAAACGACCCACCGATTTCTTTCAGCCCTGCGGCGTCGGTGTTGCCGACAACATCGTCACCCCAGACGTGCTGATTGTTCGCCAGGAGCGGCGAGAATCGACCCTTACTGAAGTCCTGCACCTCGGCATCGGTTGGGAACAGGTACAGGATGCCGCGCAGTGTTTCGGATTCCGCCTCCTCGATACAACGCAGGACGCAGGCGATTGTAAATCCCATCTGCGCGCCTTTGATGATCGTGGTTCTCCGCTCGTGTTCGTCGATGATCTCGGGCAGGTACGGGTAGCGTTTGAAGTCGACCGTCACGCCCCCGTCGATCTGCACCTTGGCTCGGTGCATGGCGAAGGACGGACTCACGAGCGCAGCCACGTCTGATTCGAGGGCGGCACTCATGCCCGCCCGCCCGTGCGTGGTTGCTTCGGGGTCACTCGCCGCCGCCCTTCTGCATGTCGTCGTGGGCCATCTTGCGAATCGCCTTCCTGGCTTCAGGGGAGAGCGACTCGGCAATGGCTCGAGCTTCCTTGCTTGCGGTGAGCGGGTTGTCTGGTTGGTTGCCCAGGTCGACGGCAGAGCGGTCGCCATACTTCGCCCGGTTCATAACCTTCAGCGACCACTTGATGTTGTCGCTCTGCAATTTCGCGGCGCCGGTCGACTCCGATGTCGCGTGCATCGCGTTCTCGTCTGCGAGGTCGATCAGCCGGTCGAAGTAGTGATCGGCCTGATCCAGTCGCGCCCGCGCGTAGTTCGGACCAAATTTGTCACTCGCCCCGCGCTCCCCATCCCGCCACCGACGCACGGTCTTTGAGCAAGGCATAGCGTCGTCACGGCAGATAGACTCGAGCGACTCACCGGACGCGAGGCGGTCGCAAATCTCTGTAGCGATGTCTTCGGAATAGGCGGCCAACGCTCACCCCAAGCGGTTGAATCCACCATCAGGATGCGTCAACAACGCTAAAAGTCTACTTAGCGTTAGGTTCCCCTTTATGGTTCGAATTTTGCCTGGGAAATGACGGTGCGCGTTTTGCGCCGCCGCACATGGCACCATCCGCAGCGTGGCGCCTGAGTGCCTCGATTGCCTTTTCAGTTTCGATGAATCTACTTCTTCCGATCTTGAAAGATGGGATGAGGCCCGATTCGAGCCACCGATGAACCTCCCGTTCGCTGGCGTCTACGATTTCAGCGAACCGTCGCGGTCGTGTGAAGACGGGTATGACTTGTTGCACATGGAGCCCCTTGGCGGTGACCCGACAGGAATTGCCGTGGCACAACAGGAGGTAATCATGCGATGCGCATCATTGGCCTTCGGAAGTCGATGGCGAGGCTGCGCTGTGGGCAGCCTCACGCCGGAGTTACGCAGGGGACCTCAGGACGACTCGTGCGATCCGTTGGGCGGTAAAAATGGAACGACCAACCGTTACCTAGCCAGGTTCCAATTAATCGACGCCTGCGTCATTCTTCTTCGATTGCCGTTTAGCTACGGACCTCCGTAACCACGCTGCCTGCCTGCACGCATCGGAGCAGAAGACCCGCGTACTGCGCTTGGGCTCGAAAACCGAATCGCAGTCAGACGCCGCACAAACGCGTCTAAGGATTTTTTTGATTACGGGTAGGTCTTCCAACCACTCAACCATTTGATCTCGACTCCGCTCGTTTGGCGGCGCGTGGCTTACGTTTCCTGTTCCGCTCCACCTGTGCATCGACAAGAATCAAGACCATCGCCTCGAGGTACACGAGTTTTCGCGCGAGCGTTTCGCTCCGGTGGAGCTCCATCTGCGGCAGTCGTGATTCGAGGCACGGGCACATTGGCCCGGTCGGTGGAATCGGCAGCTTGCAGTCTGGGCACCTGGGCGTGAGTCGCGCTCCGCTCATTCCGTTTCCTTCGCCGGCTGGGTTACGGGTTCGAGTTCAACTCCGGGGTCGCTCGCATTGTCGACGAGCAGGTTGAACGCCATCGACGCAGCCACGCAGAGCATCTCTGAAACCAGATCATTGATGCGCCCCTGCTCGAGAGCTTCCTGTGCGTAGTTGCGAAGGTCGAGGCACTCTTCCATTCCTTCCGCAACCGGATCGCCGCAAAAGGGTTCGTCGAGTGACTTGCGGTACTGGCTTGAGCATTTACGCCACCGCTCTTCGGCGCGTTGGTCGAAGTCCGAATCGAAGTCGCTCACCTCGGCAGCCTCCAATCCCTGAACACCGGCAGCCGCATGACAACGAGCGCATCCTCGATTCGCTTGTTCTTGCGCTTGATGACTGCGACGGGCTCTTGCCCTGGTCCGGCGTTCGCCTCGGCTTGCTTACAGGCTGCGAGCATATCCGCGTATCCTGGGGCACCGAGCAGTTTGCATTCGATGGCGAAGTGATCGTGAATGATATCGGTCTTGCCGCCCTGCTCTCCCCGAGTATCTGGCCCGCGCCTGACCCCGCCGAATATTTTGGCGACGGTACGCTCCCATTGCTTCCACGCTTTGTCGCTCACGACTCAGCCTCCGCGTTTCGCAGCCCCATCTCGATCACGTTGGCGACGGCTTGTGGTGATTCGGCAGGCCGATCCTTCGCGTCCTGCTCAGCCTGCCGTCGTCGTGCTTCGGCCATGACCTCGCGAGCATCGCGACTCTGCGCCCCGCCCGTCCGCTTGCGTGTTGGGTCGGGCAGGTACGAGCCCTCGACATTCGCATCGAACTTGCTGGCCCGGAATAGCGTGGTCGCCGTGAAGTGTTTCATCGGGTCGAAGCCGTCACGCTCCTCGGTGCCGTGCTTGCGGATGTAGCCCTCGACGGCGCGTTCGAGATCCACCTCGGTTGCGCCGTCGGCGATTCGGGCTGCGACGATTTCGACCTGCTTCGATCCAGGCTTGGGAGCCCACCGAGCCCCATGCTTGGCTGCTCTTGAAACCAAGACAGGCCAGACCAACCGAGCCCGCGAAGCGGGTGAGTCGGACGCGTTAGCGTCCGGTTCTTCTCTCTTCTCTCTTCTTTCTTTTCTCTTCTTTCTTCTTTCTTCTTTCTTGTGTGTACCATTCATGTCCGAGGTAGGTACATGAACGGGTGTCGATTCTTCGGGTGTGAATCCGTGCTTATTCGAGAAGTTACGGATGTGTACATCCCACCTGTTGGGGTACTTGCGGAGCCTGTACTTGAGGGTTCGAAGCAGGACCGATACGAGTAAATCGGCTCTACTTTGCTCCAACTCGCCGGCAATCGAGAGCCTATCGAGTGGTCGAAGGCTCAAAATGTCGCCCCGTTTGCCGGCGTATCTCTCCATTGCGAGCCGCCAAATCTCGACCAACATTCCACGCTGTGCGGGGTCGGCCCAGACATCCTGGGTCTTCGGATGGTGTGCGACCGAGATGTGAATTTTCGTGTGCGGTTTTGTCCTGGGCATCAGTGAAGAAGCCTCCCCCGTTGATCCTTCAGAGCCTCGACGGCCCTCCGTTTCAACTCTTCAGTCCATCTTTTCGACGCGCATTCGGGACATACAAGGAAGGTCCGCTTCGGCGTCCCTTTGCGTACACTCCAGCGCCAGAACTTCCCGCAGCTTTCGCACGTCGATGAGCGGTACTCCATCTCCTTCTCTTCCCTCACCGCATCGCCCAAACGATCGCCTGCCGACCGCTCTTGGTGGCAGCCCTCTTCCCTGAATCCTTGAGCAGTCCGCCCTCGACGAGTTCGCCGCGACGTGGGCGCGCACTTGACGGATTGAGTTTGAGCGCATCGACCATCTGCTCGTCGGTGAAGCCTTGCCGCTGCGTGCAGGCCCACAAGTAGATTCGACGGCGCTGGCTGCCGGCAGGTAGAATCATGGACTCGGCGGCAGCTCTGGAAGTGTCAGAGCCTCGCACGAATGGCAATGTTGGCTGTGTTGCTGTCATCACACCCCCCCAGGCGGTTCAAAGTTGCGCGCCAATTCCGAACGACCTGGGCGCGCACAGGCCGGGGGAGGTCAATGCCAGACCCCGTTCGTAGCTATCCGCCGCGCTTGAGTCCTGATGTGTCACACTTGCGAGTCATCATGCGGCGGACTCGGCGGGCTCAAGTTCTTCGTATGTGACGACGCCACCTGAAGGAGTAGGACGAGAATGGCTGGCGCGGACGATTCTGGTAGCGATGTCGATACGGCATCTAACCTCTTCGTCTGCGATGCGATTCACAGTCGAGAGCGGGATGCAGGTTCGATCCGCAAACGCCTTCCGCGACCCGTCGACATTCTTGATGTATTCGGAAAGTCTCATGGCGTAAGTATTTCCCGAAAACGGGAAGACTGTCAATCGCAAACGGGACAAAAGGTTCTATTTCCCAGATTCGGTTATCATTTCTCTCTGGGGGGAGATGTGAAGAATCTGGTTTCCGACGCAATTATGGATGCGTTCTTCGAGCTCGTGGATCGCGATGGGATGGCGACGGTTCGCAAGCGGGCCGGCATCTCGAGCAGCACGTCGGATCGGTGGGAGAAGCTGCGCGCCCAGAAGAAGTCACCCGGCATCAACCGCTCGAATCTGGACGCCCTCTTCAACCTGGAAGAAGTACGCAGCGCAGCGGCTAGCGCCCTGCTAAAGCGCCCAGATCAAGACCAGACCGCCTGGGAGGCGATCTCCGGGGAGCTTTCCGACATCCTTTCCCCTGCGACCGGATGGCTGCTCGTGCGCCACCTGCGCGAAATGAGCGAGTTGGGCATCCTCGATTCCAAGCTATCCGTCCTGGCCGGCGCGATCGGATCCCGGCGACTGGCACTCGACGAGGGCGGCGCGGTTCGCAAGTTGGCGAAATCCAAGAGAAAACGGAAAAAGGTTTAATTTTCCCGAAAATGGATTGACCGTTCCCAAAAATGGGACGATACTGATTCCATCAACAACGATGGAGTTAGCCAATGCCCGCAAGATCCCTTCAGTCCAACAACATCATCAACGTCGCCGGCGACGCCATTGAGCGGCAGGCGGAAGCCGCCCGAGCCCAAGGTGAGATTCGCTCCCTGCGGCTGGATCTCGACATCGAACGTGACGCACGCG